CACAATTACTCGTAAGGATTATTCTGCGTGTGCTTTCACGATGAAGGCTCTAAAGTTCTGCAAGATGATGTTGGCGCGAGGACATACTGTCTACCATTATGGTCATAAGGATTCGGTCGTTGAATGTACTGAACACGTCCCAGTAACATTTGATGAAGATTTGGAGAAAGCCTATGGAAAATACGATTGGAAGAAGAACTTCTTTCAGCATAACGTTGCCGACCACGCTCATCAAATATTTAACCAGCGCGCTATTGTCGAAGTCGGAAAGCGTAAACGTCCGCACGATTTCCTTCTTTGTTTTTGGGGATATGCGCACGAAGCTATTGCGAATGCTCACCCTGAGCTTATAGCAGTTGAGCCTGGGATTGGATGCGCAAATAAGCCGTTTACCAAGCAGTCTATCTTCGAGTCTCACGCAATTATGAATGTTGTGTATGGTAAGTTTGACCGATGGCCACACTGGTATGATGCTGTAATTCCAAACTACTTTGACCCAGAAGATTTTGAATATAACGAAACTCCTAAGGACTATTTTTTGTGTGTAGGACGCATCATTGATTCAAAGGGGATCGGTATCGCGATTGAAGTAACAAAACGAATGGGTGTAAAGCTTCTTGTGGCAGGACAAGGTGATTTGACAACTATATGTAACCCTATTCCAGATCACGTGACCCAAATCGGATATATTGAACCAAAAGCAAGATGCGAACTTATGCGAAACGCGAAGGGGCTGTTTGCACCTACACATTATAACGAACCTTTTGGAGGAGTTACGATTGAAGCTATGTTTTGCGGAACCCCTACTATCACTTCGGATTGGGGTGGATTTGCGGAGAATAATCTTCACGGCATCACAGGATACCGCTGTCGCACAATTGAGCAGTTTGTATGGGCTGGAAGAAATATTGATAAGATTTCTCGTAAGGCGTGTAGAGATTGGGCAATCAATAACTTTTCATTGGAGCGTGTTGCCCTGATGTACGAGGAGTATTTTAACACACTTATCAAGGTATTTGATGGATCTAGCGGCTTCTATGCTACAAACGATGAACGTGCTGAACTTGATTGGTTGAAGAGGACGTATCCTACAACCAGTTAAATCCTTGAAACATTGTAATAGGATAGAACAATGCCAGGCGGTCTTTTACAACTTGTTGGCAAGGGTGCGCAAGACCAGCTAGTTACAGGTAATCCATCATTTACCCATTTTCGCTCTGTCTATAAACGTCACACGGATTTTGCGATGGAGCATTTTCGGCTCTACTTCAAGACGAGTATTTTATCGTATCCTATGAGCGGAACTCTTCGGCTTCGGACAAAGGTTGAACGATATGCCCAGCTTTTGAACGATTGTTACCTGAGCATTGATTTGCCGAATATATACTCGCCAGTTGTTCCTGTGAGTGGATTTCCAACAACAGGGACAGAATCAATCAATGCGACTTCTAATGCGATAGGCTACGAGTTCCAGTGGATTCGTAATATTGGATACAATATGATTCATCACGTATCTATATTGGTCAATGGTCAGGAGATTGTGAGACATACTGGTGAATGGATGAAGTTGTATGCGAATATGACCTTCGACGCGAATAAGCGTGCGATTCTGGATAGAATGGTAGGTAATGTTCCTGAATTATACGATCCTGCGAACGCTCAGGGAAGATTAAATCAGTATCCGCATTCAATCACAAGTTCAGACCAAAATGCCGAACCGTCTATCCCTGGACGCACATTACTTATTCCTCTTCATTTCTGGTTTTGTGAAACAGTTGGTCAGGCACTTCCAATGGTAGCTCTACAACAGTCAGAAGTTGAAATTGTCGTTGAACTGTATAATGCGTATAACCTTTTTACGGTAAGAGATGTTCGTCAGCGATTAACAAATACGGCGTCGAATCCATTATTTGGAAATCGTATTGCTCCAGACGCTTCGAACGTTAACTTTGGAATGAGTCACTTTCTGTCTCCTCCGATATATGACTCGACTTCCAATGTAGTGCCAGATTTGAGAACGTGGAACTTCAATCCATTTTTGGAATGTAACTATATCTTCCTGAGCGATACTGAACTTGCCTATGTCGCACGAAATGAACATTCATTCATGATTTCGCAGATAGATATGGTGCAGGCAGACAATCAGTATGGTCCATCGAACGATTTGGAGCTTACAATGAAGAACCTTGTATCTCGTATCATATGGGTGTTCCAACGAAGCGATCTCAAAGATAAGAACGTTCCAGACAACTACACGAACTGGGTAGACCCATACCGTTCTCCATTTGAAAGCAGTAGTTTAGGATGGTATACATCTGGAACAATGCAGGACACGAACGTATCTCAAAAGGATATTCTAATTGAGTCAACCTTGATGTTAGATGGACAGGAACGGTTCGCACCGAAACAGACTTTGTTCTTCTCAGGGCTTGAGATGTACCGTCATCAAACTGGAAATCCGATTTCAGGGATATACGAATACTCGTTCGCGCTCAATAACGACCCTACACAGCCCAGTGGGTCTATTAATGGTTCTATGTTCAACAAAACCCTTTTACGCAATACTCTAATCACGCCGCCAGGAACTACGAATGGAATTCCAGCAAATGGACCTGCGGTTGTATGTATCCTCAAATCCACAGCAGGTTCAAAGAATCCAATTATTGTTCTTCCAGCACAGACGCGTCCGACAATTGGTCCAAACGGACAAGTCATTCCAGCATTGTATGGACCAGAAGATGTGATCACAATCGTGTCAAAGAGTGACGGCACGCCTTTAGTTACTTATCAATACACGTATACTGTTCGAGCATATGTCCAATCTTATAACTTTCTCCGAATTGTTGGAGGAATTGGAAATGTCGTGTTCTCTTCATAATAAGGAGAATGGCTGGACTTGAAATTTTGGATGCCAAGTATGGAGCTGTCGGAAGCACAAAAGATAAAATAAGTGTGACCGAGAATGTTAAGCAAAAAATATCCACCGATAAGCAGGGTATTTCGTTCACGGTCAGTACAACTAATTTAAGCGTTGAAGACCCATCGCCTGGAAGTCCAAAGGAACTGGTCATCAACTATGCTCTGAATGGGGTAGAACATACCGAAACAATCAGAGACGGAAACACATTCGCAGCAAAACTCCCAGAACCAGTCCCAACGACTCCTACAGGCTATATGCTGATGCTATACGGTTCTATATTTAAGAATATCGTGTCTGCGACTGCCCTGTTCATTAATGTTGCTGGAATCACGATGGCATACAATCTTGGATGGTATTATGGATATGGGATTATGTGGGTGTTAATGTCAATCATTTTTCCGTTCGCACCGTTTTGGCTAATACCTACGATCATTATTGTAGCAAGAGCATTCCAAGGTGCTGATTTTATAAGCCCTTATTGAAAAAGTACTAGATGTTGATATTTGTATATATGTTTAGATGGTCATGTTCTTGAACTGTCCAAGTCCAACGAATCCAGCGAATACATCGCCATCATCGCTCGGTATATATATGCGTCTGGTGATAGTGCCAACCGCATACGTCTTGTCATTGAACTCGGCGTCCTCGGCGTCTTCATCTGTCTCAGATGGACCAGTAATGAACCGTTTATTTGCGAAATCCCAGAAAATACCAGGACCGTATCCATCCACAATATGTTTGAGCAGAAGGATATCCTTAAGCTCAAGTGTAACAATACCGTTCTCGGCAGGACCCGCAGTTGGTTTGGTTATCATATGAATATAATCTGTCATATGCTCGCCAATTGTTTTCACGATGTAATCATCACGAGTAAGTTCGTTAATGTATTTCACGAAATCCTTGCGATTTGCGTCTGTCATATTGGAACCAACTTCCTCGAATAATGACTTCAGTTTATCCGCGAACGACTTTGATAGCTTTGAAATACGCTTTGTCTTGGTTTCTTCTTCTACAGTATCTTCTGGAATAGGTTGTGGAGGTGTCTCAGCGACAGGTTCAGGAACAGTAACAGGAGCGGCTTTCCTCGCACGACGCTTTGGCTTTCCAGAATCATCAAGACGTTCTTGTTGTGATTCAAGCCTTGCTTTTAGTTCGTCCATTTGAGCATTTGCTTTCTCAAGATTACGGACTTTACGTCCATCAATCCTTTCTTGAAGATCAACAATCTTTGATTCGGTAGTCTCAATAGCCTTCTTCGCACGGGCATACGCAGGCGACGCCTCCTTTTGGATATTAATGACATACTCAAGTGCTTCCTTTGCGTCAAAGTTATAGTTCTCGGCGAGAGTATTCACGACAAACTGAATCTTATCCATTCTCAGGTTGTAGTGTTTTATGTGCTATTTAAACAGTTATCGTTTTTCGATCCGTTTTCCGGAAAATTATGATTTATTGATTTGACGCAGAAGTCCAGTCGTCAAAACATCACGAACTGGAGGGCGAGAAATAATATTCATTCTTTCAACTTGCGGAACTCCAGTCGTCGTATCGTTCTTATACATATTCGTATTTGCTCGTTGACGCAAATACTTCGTGTACGTTGACGAATCTAAAGGTCCTTTTGGTTTGAACATCTTGTTTTAAAGGAAGTTTAAAAAGCAGGCGCTCCCACGAACATTTCTTGGACATCAGGAATCTCTACTGCCGCAACCGTTTCCTTCACTCCATCCGTCGTTGCCGCAAAAACAACTCCAGCAGAAATGATGCCCCCAAAAATAGATAGCTTGAGTGCGTGTTCCCACACAATCGGCTCAGACTTTGAACGGCGTTCCAGCGCATACAGAATGAATGACACGAGGGCGACACTGAGTGCGGCTATAACTATCATCATTCTCTTTGTTCGGCGTTCAAATAAAACTTACAGATTTAGAACGAACTCCGACTTCGCGTTTCCTTCAATCTCCTTCATTGGGTCTACTTCCTCCTCCTTTGCCTTCGGCTCTTCCTCAATATCCAGACTCTCAAAATCGATACTTGCGTCGTCCTGACTGACAGTGAGTGGCGGACGCTCATTCTCTTCGTCTTCATCCTCATCTTCACTTTCTTCATCAAACACGACACGACGCTTAGGCTCTTCTGCTTGTGGTTCAGGAACAGTAGAAGCAACCTCTGTGGACGTGGCGGAAAACTGTTTGGCGATAGACTGCCACGGCAAGAATGACCGAATCACCTGTTCCAAACACTCGTTAATAATCTTCTCAATCTCCTGACGGTTTCGTGCCTGTTGTTCGGAGGTCGTTCCAACAGTCTTGAAAAGGTACGCTACCTGCCAGATCTTTCTCGCAGAACTGATATACAGTGCGTGAATGAACTTTTCCATCGTGGGGCGGTCAAAATCAATATCCACGTGCGACGACGAACCCCTGTAATGAATTGATGCGAATGACTTCATGTAAGAGATGAACACACCCATCAGTAAATC